AAATGCATAAACTAGAACTATCATATTCTCAATTACACACACTCAAGAATGTAATTATTTCCGACATAGAATATTCATCAATGGATGTTCCAGACTTTACTGATGCAGAAGATATGTTCTTCTATTATGAAAGAGCCAAGATACTAGACGCAATTAATGAAGAGATAGCTACAGGATTTGAACAGATGGGAGAACCAACATGATTGAAGTAGAACGTGAGAAATACTTTGTAATGTCTATACGCAAGTTAAAGCCGAGCAGTGTAGGCCATCCAAGGTTTAAACTAAATGTTGTAGACAAGGATGGTAACGAAAAGATATTACACACTCGCAGAGATAGATCGTGGGTCTACAAGATTGATAAGTCCTGGGAGAAACGTATGATTGATGGCGTTGTGAGTGATAGCGTAAAGAGAAACTACACTTTAGAACAAGCAGCAATAGCTGAAACGTTTGGGTTTTAGGATGTTTGATCCTATAACTTATATAATATTTACTATGGTCTGGATAATACTATGATGGATTTTGCAATGGCAGGAACTTTTATATTCCTAATCATACTTTATGTTGGCGGTGGGATGGCATGTATTGTCACATCCTACCTGAGTTTAAAAAACCCATCAAGGAAGAGAGGAAAGAAATGAAACTAATAATCCCTAAGCAATCTGCTACACTAAAAGAAATAGCTGACTTCTATTTGTATTCAGATGCCTTTAAACGTTTGAAGTCTAGGACGCAGAAAGACTATGAAACCAATTTGACTTTTGTTTTAGATACACTTGTAGAAAGCAAGACGCTTGGGGATTACAAAAATAAGAATATAAAGGTTAGACATTTAACAGATGCATATAATCAGTGGCTGCAATCGGGTATCAGAACAGCAAACTACAGGAAATCTGTATTATCAGCCTGTTGGAAGCACTCAATGCGCTATGATGTGATGATACACAACCCCGTAGCTTTAGTTCAGACACAAAAGTCGGACAATCGTACAGTGATGTGGACGAGAGAGTACGTTAAACGCTTCTTAGATCAGGCATATAGTGATTTTAACTACCGAAGCATAGGTTTGATTGTGCATATGGCATACGAATGGGGTCAACGTGTAGGTGATATGCGCTTACTAAAGTGGGATACTCTTGACCTAACTAATTGTCGATTGGATATTAAACAAAGTAAGAGAGGTGCAGAAGTACATTTACCTATTAGTAAGAATTTATGTCAAATGCTACAAGTGCAGCAGGAAGATTTTGGCTTTCAAGAGTTTGTAGCACCACGAGTAAAGCCCAGGTCTGGCGCTTTTACAGCCTATGACATTGATGAAATATCCCCTATTATCAATACGTTACTAGACAAAGCTAATCTACCAAGAGAGCTTACAGCTATGGATTTAAGGCGTACTGCCGTGACTGAGATGCTCGAAGCAGGTGTTGACATTGCAGGAATACGTCAAGTAACTGGACACAAGAACATGAATAGTGTTGTGCCTTATATGGTCAATACATTTAGTGGAGCAAGTAAAGCTCTATCAGCCAGAGGCAATGATGATGATGAACATTAGAGGTTACTTAGATAGTCTCAACCTAAGAGATGAAGAGTTTATTCGCAGAGATTGTCCATCCTGTAGTGGCAAGAATACTTTTACTGCTACGAAAGAGATGGGTCAGATCAAGTACAACTGTTACAAGTTAGACTGTAACATAGGTGGCTACCACAATGTAGACCTTACTGCTGCGGAGATAAAGCAACTACTTTCAATAAGAGAAACACCAAGGGAAACAGAGAGAGAAACAATGGAAATACCAGAATATGTAGTACAGCCCAGCGTTGAGCATGATAAGTACCATAAATTTGTAGCACAGTGGGGTCTTAAGGACTCTAGGCTACTCTATGATGTTAAGGATGAACGTGTTGTGTTCCCAATATACCATAAGGGACGCATAATAGATGCTAACGGACGTGCAGTAGGCAACAAACAGCCTAAGTGGTACAGATATACAGGGGCAGGTGACTACTTTTTTGTACATGCAGACAGTGAAACACTCATTATAGTTGAGGATTGTGTCTCAGCCCTGGTGATTAAGCAGATTTTACCTAATGTGAATGCTATGGCTATCCTTGGAACGTCTCTAACGGACAGGCATATGGAAAAAATAGCAGAGTATAACAACATTATTGTAGCACTAGATCCCGATGCAGCACACAAGACTTTACAGTTTAGTAGAGAGATACATTTATGGACAGGTGCTAAGACGATTGCTTTTAACCTTGACGACGACATTAAGTATAAAGTAGACAATGACATTGAGAGATTAAGAGAGGTAACAAGATGTATAGTGTAGAAATGGAAGAGAATTGCTCAATAATTACAACACTAGATGATGATGATGCTTATGAAGATGTTAAAGTTACCATAGCCAATGATGGTACAGTCTACATGCAACAATACAATGAAGGTTTGATACAAGAGGATATGATTTACATGTCCTACAGTCAGCTTAAAGATATTTTAAATGCGATACACTCGCCAGAGGGGTGCTACTATGTAGTACAGAAGGTTACAATATGATTGAATTAGCACTAATAAAGACGCTACTAAACCGTGAGTTTTATGAGCAACACAAGGGTATAAGATGTCCTGATAAAATCTTTACAAAAGATGTAAGAAAGATAAAGCAAACCTTAGATGCAGCCATGCGAGAATATGATGGTGATCTAAACCCATCAGACCTGGAAGCTTTGTTTTATGCACAAAACCAGACCATGACTACAGCTACAAAGACTTCTTACGGTGATTTGTTTAGGAAGTTAAACAATGAAGACACTATCAAGAATGAAATTGCTGATAATGTTTTGGGTAAATTGTTTCAACAATATGTAGGTGAGAAGGTTGCCAACTTAGGTTTTGACTTTGTTAATGGTAGTGAAGAAAGCCTTGAGCCATTGCGTAGATTGTTAGATGATTTTAAGAATGACTTTACACCTAATGTTAAAATTGATTGGGAAGACATTACAATAGATACACTACTGAAAGCTAATGACTTGGCTACACAGTGGAAGTTTAATATCCCAAGCCTGAGACGTAAAGTTGAGGGTGTATCAGGTGGTCACTTACTATTAGTTGGTGCAAGACCTAACACTGGTAAGACATCCTTTCATGCTTCACTCATTGCAGGTCCTGATGGATGGGCGCATCAAGGCGCTAAGTGTGTAGTCTTATGTAATGAAGAGGCTTATGAACGTGTAGGTGCAAGATACCTTAGTGCTGCAACCAATATGACAATGGAAGAGGTGAAGGGCAATGTAGCACTAGCACGTAAACGCTATGAGCCAGTACGTCAGAACATTCGTATCAAGGATAGCACCAACAAAGACTTGCAGTGGGTTGAGTCCTTAGTCAAACAAGAGAAGCCAGACATTCTTATATTAGACATGGGAGATAAGTTTGCTACAAAGAATAGCGATAAGTCCGATGTGTACCTAAAAGATGCCGCTATCTATGCTCGTAACATTGCTAAGCAATACAACTGTTGTGTTGTCTGGATGTCACAGTTAAGTGCTGTAGCTGAAGGTAAGGTATATGTAGATCAATCCATGATGGAAGGCAGTAAGACAGGTAAGGCAGCAGAAGCGGATCTTATGGTATTAATTAGTAAGAATCCTATAGTTGAGGGTGCTGATGAAGAAGACACTCAGCGACACTTAAACATAGCTAAGAATAAACTTAAGGGTGGATGGCATGGGGTTGTCCATTGTGAATTAGATGGTGGTAGATCGCTATACACCGCATAGGAGAGAACATGAGAATAGTATTAGATGTAGAGAACACAACACAAAGACGAAACAATAAGTGGCATCTAGACCCCTACGAGCAGGGAAACTTTCTGGTACAGGTTGGTATGCAAAATGCTGATAAACCTGGAGAAACACACATTGTTAACATAGACCATCAAGAAAAGAAGGATACCAGTGGCGTTGGGCGTAAGCTAGTCCAAGATGTACTGGACCTTACAAAGCTTTTAATCATGCACAATGCACAACACGATATGATGTGGCTCTGGGAGTGTGGCTTCAAGTATGATGGGGCTATCTATGACACGATGTTAGCCGAGTACATACTGCTTAGAGGTCAGAAGTTGCCACTCAGTCTTGATGGATGCGCCCAACGCAGACAGTTAGATATGCAGAAGCAAGACACATTAAAGAATTACTTTAAGGAAGGATACAATACAAATGAAATACCGTTGGATGAACTTAGCTTTTATCTTAGGGGCGATCTCGACACCACTCGTGAGTTGTTCCATGCTATCGAAGCAGACTACGCCGAGCCAGAGTCAAAGTCGTTACACACTATCAGAGACGTTACCTTCCGCACCTGTAAAACCCTCACCCGAATGTACATGTCAGGAATCAGGGTGGATAGATCAGCCCTTGACGAGGTAAGATTAGAGTTTGAGCAAGAGAAAGCAGGTATAGAAGATAGGCTACAGCATCAGGTACGTAAGATCATGGGTGATACACCTATCAATCTTAACTCTCCAGAGCAAATGTCTCAGGTTGTATTCTCTTGTAAGGTCAACGACAAAAAGGAATGGGTAGAGTTATTCGAACATACGTATAACAAGAAAGAGTTTAGGGCAGCAGTAGAAGCTAACAGTACTATCATACGTAGGACTAAGGCATTTACATGTCCAACCTGTCAGGGTGAAGGCAAGGTATATCGTATCAAGAAAGATGGTACAAAGTTTGCTAGACCTAACAAGTGCAAAGACTGTGATGCTAGAGGTTATCAGCTTAAACCACTAAATTATTTAGCAGGTCTAGGTTTTGCTGCACCCAGTAAGAAGTGGGTTAGTGCCAATGGTTTCAGTACTGGTAAGGATAACTTAGATGTGTTGATTGGTACTGCTAAGACTAAGAAGATGGATGAAGCTGTAGCATTCCTGACAGACCTGAAGCGTTTGTCTGCTGTTAGTAGCTACCTGAGTTCCTTTGTTGAGGGTATTGACACCTTCACTAAGTCAGATGGCTTCCTACACGTAGGTTTAACTCAACACATTACAGCTACTGGACGCTTTAGTGGGCGTAACCCTAACATGCAGAACATGCCAAGAGGCGGTACATTCCCTGTTAAGAAGGTATTTGTATCTAGATGGAAGGGTGGTCACATTCTAGAGGCTGACTTTGCTCAACTTGAGTTTAGAGTTGCTGCATTCCTAGCACAAGATCCTGTTGCCATAGAAGAGATAGCTACAGGGTTTGATGTGCATAGTTATACTGCTAAAGTTATATCGGATGCAGGGCAACCAACATCTCGCCAGGATGCCAAGGCTCACACATTTGCCCCTCTCTTTGGAGCTACTGGGTATGGAAGGTCTAAGGCTGAAGAGGCATACTACATACACTTTAATGAGAAGTATAAGGGTGTAGCGGCATGGCACAAAGAGTTAGGCAATGAGGCTATACGATTTAATAAGATAACTAATAAGTCAGGGCGACAGTATGCTTTCCCTGATGTTAAGCGCAATGCAAGGGGTGGGGTATCACACTTTACCATGATTAAGAACTATCCAGTACAAGGCTTTGCTACTGGTGATGTTGTACCTGTTGTGTTGATTGAAATGGAAGAGAGGATGAAACATTTAAAATCTTGTTTAGTTAATACTGTACATGATTCAAGTGTTGCAGATGTACATCCAGAGGAGAAAGATGAGGTATTACAAATAATTGAAGACATGAACGATGATTTAACCAACTTAATAGAGAAATCATATGGCGTTAAAATGAATGTACCACTGCTATTAGAATCTAAAATAGGTCCGAATTGGCTTGACGTACAGGACGTTTGACGGTATAACTGAGTCTCTTTAACACAAATCTCATGAGGTAAATAATGAGTACAGAAATATCAATAACTGGCATGGATAATGCCTCTATGGCTGCACTGATGGGTGTATCCGCAGAAACTAAACAATCAGCATCTTCTCTTGCACGTATTAACGTTGTAAGTACAGCCCTCAAGGGTGAAATGGAGCTTGCAGGTAAGAAGATCAAGACAGATGTAGTACCTGTAGGTGCATACAAGATTACGCAGGGTGACGATGTGTTCTATGCAGAACAAGTAAGCATTCGTGTATTTGCCCAACGCCAACAATGGCAACGTTGGAATGCATCAACTAATGAGATGGAGAAGTCTGTTATGACTACTTCACTCAACGGGGATCTACAGGATAGCGTAGGTGGGTTTAACTTAGGTAGACCTTCTGGCTATGTTGAGGATTGGAATGCATTACCAGAAGCTACTAAGGATCTAATGCGTACTGTTAAGCGTGTTAAAATCTTCATGGGTCTACTCACTGTCAAATCCCCTATAGATGAACATGGTGAGCCTATCTCTAAAGAGTATGTAGACCTACCATTTGTAATGGATGTAAAGAACCGTGACAGTCTAAAGAACTTAGATGGTGCTTTGAAGACAGTGCAGAGAGCTAATCTCTTGCCTATCATGTCTAACCTGGAGTTAGCAGGTCAGGAAGGTTCTATTCCAACAGGTGCTACGTTTGGCTACATCACTGCTAAGGCAGGAGACAAGGTAGAACTTACTGAGGCTGACAATCAAACGCTCAAGGACTTCTTAGGGTTTATTGAGTATGGCAATGGTAAGATCCTAGACTTATACAATGAACGCTCTGACAAGGGTATGAGTGCAGCAGACGCTGAGCTTGTAGGTTCTATTGTAGATGTGGATGCTGACTAATGAATCATCCTGCAGAATTAGCTATGGTATCATTCCTACAAAAGGCTATGGCAGGTGAGTCCACTATGACTGAAGAGGTGGCTGATAAAGTCGCCTCTGATGTTAAGGCTGCTTTGTTTAAGCAGTTCGACAGTGGTCCTCGTGATGATTTTCGTTTGCGTATGTCTAACATAGGTAAGCCAAGATGTCAGCTATGGTTTGAGAAGAATGAACCTAAAGATAAGACACCCTTTCCACCACACTTTTTGATGAACATGATATTAGGGGATATAGTTGAAGCTGTATTCAAGGGTATCATGAGAGCATCAAACGTTGAGTTTGGCGACAATGATTACGTCACTCTTAAGTTACCTAATGGTGTGGAGATTAAAGGTGAATATGATATGGAATTAGACGGTAAGATTGACGATGTAAAGTCAGCCTCGCCTTGGTCATATCAGAACAAGTTTGCATCCTTTGATGCCTTAGCTACAGGAGATAGTTTCGGCTACATCCCACAGCTTGTAGGCTACGCAGAGGGCGCAGGTAAAGAGGTTGGTGGTTGGTGGGTAGTCAACAAGGCTAACGGCGAATTTAAGTATGTCTCTGCCAGTAGTGTAGATAAACAAGCAGTACTTGATGATATCGAAGACCTGACAAACTACATCAACAATGATGAACCTTTTGAGCGTGAATTTGAGGCTATTGAAGAAACGTTTTACCGCAAGAAGACAGGTAACACTAAGCTAGGAGTTACATGTGGCTTCTGTGCATTTAAACATAAGTGTTGGCCTACACTACAAACGCTACCTTCTCCTAACTCGAAGGCTAAGAATCCACCTATGATTGACTATATAACTTTAAAGGAAGACTAATGCCTAAACTTACTATTAACGATAAAGAGTATGATACTGAGAACTTCAATGAAGAACAGATGGCTATGTATAATGAAATCTCAGTTGCTAAACAAGAGATGAACAGATGTGAATATGTATATAAAGTACTTGAAGCACGATGTAATCAATTAGCAGGTATGATTGAAGCTAAGCCAAAAGAAGCTACTGATGGCTAAAAGAACTACAGCGAGATATCACAACTCTCGACGCTACCGCAGTGGTCTTGAAAAACAGGCCGCTGCATTCTTAACCGAACACCAGAAAGAAGTTAAGTATGAGTTACTAAAGATAGAGTGGGAAGACCTACGCTACAGAACTTATACACCAGACTTTGAGTTAGACAACGGCATCATAATTGAGACAAAAGGTATACTTGATAATGATGATAAGCGTAAACATTTAGCTATACAGAAACAACATCCAGAGTTGGATATTAGGTTTGTATTTAGTAATGCTAATGCCAAGTTGTACAAGGGTGCTAAGAGTAGATATTGTGATTGGTGCGATAAGAATAATTTTCTTTGGTCACATCGAATAATACCTCAAGAATGGTTGACAGAAAAGGGTACAAGATCTAAAAAAGATAAGATAGTACTTAAAACAAAAAGGAAAGATTAATGAGATATGAGTTGGAAGATGATGAAGTGGCTCTGGTTATCAAACCTTTGTATGAAGCCAATGGTGAATGGGAAGGTGACGTAGCTACAGGCGTTGCTATGAATGAAACCATTAGCCTAGATATCAACATACAACGTGGTTTGGTTAACATCATAACTCTAATGACATCCTTTCTCTCATACTCAGATGATAAAGAAGAACTTGTAGATGAAGTACTTAAGTGGCGTGATAAACTATTTGAAGACTTAGATGAATCGCCCTTCGCAGAATATGAAACAGATAAAGACAGTAACATAATAACATTAACTAAGTTTACTAAGACAAAAGGGAGCGCATAATGGCTAAATGGAACTTGGAGAAGCAACAAGAAGATCAGGGTTTTGATCCAGTAGAACGCCCAGCACACTACAACCAAGGCGGTATTGAATGTATAGACTATATCAAACAGGTAGTAGGCTTAGACGGTTTCATTGCGTATTGTCATGGTAACATGATTAAGTATCAACATAGATATAGATACAAGGGTAATGGTGTAGAAGATATGAAGAAAGCAGAGTGGTATCTAACAAAGATGAATAAAGCTCTTGCGGAGAAACATAAATGAGTGACAAGAACTTTGATGTAACTATGCAGGTTGTAGTCAGTAAAAATAATAACATCCTATCGTCTCATGAGGAGTCACATTCGGATGATGTAAAAGATTTAGTGTTAGATACGTTCTATGACGTAGATGATATTGAAGTAAACAATGTAGTAGTAAAAGAGAGAGAGATAAATGAATAGCTTTAGAGAGTATCAAATCAAGGCGGTTAGCTTTGCTATATATCCTGCAACACATAAGGTTCTATACCCAACGTTGGGCTTGTGTGGAGAGGCAGGTGAGATAGCTGAGAAGGTTAAGAAACAAGTGCGTGATAACAATTTTAATAGACATGAAGTAGCCAAAGAACTAGGAGATGTACTCTGGTATTTGGCTAACCTGGCTAACGATATAGGGTATAACCTAGATGAAGTAGCTAACATTAATATTGAGAAGCTTACATCACGTAAGGAACGAAACAAGATACAGGGATCAGGAGACAACAGATGAAGCTTGAAGTAACACAACAAACGTATGAAACTTTAAACAAATTAAAACGTATGGTTAATAAGGAAGATTTAATATTTCTTAATCCTGAAACACTGGAAATAGTTGAACAAGTGGATTTAACTAATTTAGAAGACGCTACTATTACAAGTGCATCCCTAGTAGATAACGAAGATGGAACTCTTAGTTGGGTAGATTTTGAAGAAGACAGGAAATTATCAGAGGGGAATAAATAAGATGAATAACCACTTACCAACAGACTATCAATCATTCATACACAAATCACGTTATGCTAAGTACTACGAAGGAGATGGACGTGAATCGTGGGAGAATACCATTGAGAGATACTCTGCTAATATAATACGAGACTTGGTTGATCAGAACACTAAGTTTAAACTGGAGCAAGCAATTTTAGGCTTAGAAGTAATGCCTAGTATGCGCTCTCTAATGACTGCAGGTAAGGCAGCAGACAGAGATAATACCTGTATGTATAATTGTAGTTACTTAGCTGTAGATGATGTTAAAGCATTTGATGAAGCTATGTTTATCCTATTGTGTGGTACTGGTGTAGGCTTCTCTGTAGAGCGTCAATCTATATCTAAACTACCTGAAGTGCCATTTCTCTGGAGCAGTGAAACAAACATTGTTGTAAAGGATAGCAAAGAAGGTTGGGCTAAAGCGCTACGACAAATGATTGCACTACTATACAGTGGTGAGATCCCTACGTGGGACGTTTCTAAGGTTAGACCTTCAGGTGCGCCACTTAAAACGTTTGGTGGTAGAGCGTCTGGACCTGCTCCGTTGGTAGATCTGTTTAACTTTGTAATTAAGACATTCAAGGATGCACAAAACCGTAAGTTATCCTCACTAGAATGCCATGACATCATGTGTAAGATAGGCGAAGTAGTTGTGGTAGGCGGTGTGAGACGCTCAGCGATGATCTCATTATCAAATCTATCAGACGACAGAATGCGTCACGCTAAGTCAGGCTCATGGTGGGAGAACGATCCACAACGAGCATTAGCTAACAACTCTGTGTCATACACTGAGAAGCCTGACAGTCTATCGTTTATGCGTGAATGGATGGCATTAGTTGAGTCAGGCTCAGGAGAGCGTGGTATCTTTAATCGTCAGGCATCTAAAGTACAGGCAGCAAAGAACGGAAGACGTAATGCTGACTATGATTTTGGTACAAATCCATGTAGTGAGATAATTTTAAGACCGTCACAATTTTGTAATTTAACAGAGGTAGTTGTACGTGCAACAGACACACTGGACACCCTATCTGAAAAGGTAAGGCTTGCAACTATACTTGGTACTATTCAGTCTAGCTTCACTAAGTTTCCCTACTTACGTAAGATCTGGACTAAGAATACCGAAGAAGAAAGATTACTTGGTGTGTCATTAACAGGCATCATGGACAACCCATTGATGACCCTCAAAAACAAAGGATTGGAGAAGACTCTTGACCACCTTAAACAAATCGCCGTTACTACTAACGCTACTTGGGCTGAACGCCTTGATATCCCTGTCAGTGCTGCTATCTGCTGTGTTAAACCAAGCGGCACTGTCAGTCAACTGGTTGACTCTAGCAGTGGCATTCACGCTCGTCACTCAGCCTATTATATTAGGACTGTTCGTGGAGACAACAAAGACCCGTTAACACAATTCATGATGGATCAGGGTATCCCTAATGAGCCAGACGTAATGAAGCCAGACCAGACTATAGTGTTTAGCTTTCCTATGAAAGCTCCAGAGGGTGCAACAGTTACTTCTGATATGTCTGCCATAGAACAACTAGAGATGTGGTTAGCCTATCAGAGATCTTGGTGTGAACATAAACCCAGTGTTACGATTAACGTAAAGAATGATGAATGGTTTGAAGTAGGAGCATTCGTATACAAACACTTTGATGAAATGTCTGGTGTATCATTCTTACCGTTTAACGAACATACGTATCAACAAGCACCCTACCAAGAGTGTGATGAATCAACATACCATAAGATGTTAGGGTCTATGCCAACTAATATTGATTGGTCACTACTATCTGAGTATGAGAATGAAGATAACACATCAGGTAGCCAGACGCTCGCTTGCTCTGGAGACGCTTGTGAAATTGTAGACTTAACATAAACAAAGGCATCAGCAATGAATATATTATTAGGACTAGCTCTTACAATACATATGGATACTACAGGTGATTATAACTCGTATCATCCACATATAAGGTTTGAGGAAGGTCAATTCATTGCTGGTGCATACTACAATAGTGAAAGAAATATAAGCCCTTATATAGGGGCTAAACTCTCTAATGAGTTAGGCTTCTTTGAGTATGGTGTTGTTTCAGGCTATGAAGGCCAAGCAGGAGCATTACCATATGCAAGATTAGGCTTAACTTTAAGTGAAACAGGCTCACTATTTATTGCACCTGCATTTGAAAAGATATACGGTGAGGTAAGAACTGGAACTGTAATTGGATTTGAAATCTTATATTAAGGGATAAACATGTATACTATCATAACTAGAGATAACTGTAGCTTCTGTGACATGGCTAAGACGATGCTTAGAGATTCTAATGTAGCCTACACAGAGTATAACGTACAATCGGGTAGCTCTCAGTGGGTACTAACACTTATAAAACAAGCAAAGCATACAACTGTACCACAGATATTTGCTTCTGATGGTAGTCACATTGGCGGTTATGCAGAGCTAAAGAAGTTTCTTGGTACTTTTGCTGAGGGTACGTTCTAATGCAATTAGACTTTTTTAAAGATGAAGAAGAAAAGTCAGAATTAGATATAGAATATAAAGAGTGTAAACAATGTAATAAATCCTTACCTAATACTACTGATTATTTTTATGTATGTAATACAGCTAAGAATGGTATAATTTATTTAGAAGTACAGTGTAAGACTTGCCGTAAACATAATTTTAAAGTTACTAAATTTCTAAAGACAAAGAATTTTAAAAAAGATAAACCTACGTGCGATATTTGTGGAGTAAAGGAGTCAAAAGTAAAAGGTGTATTACATTTAGATCACTGCCATAAAACAGACAAATTCAGGGGTTGGCTTTGTAATAACTGTAATCACGGCTTAGGGTGTTTTAAAGAAAACGAAACTATTTTTATTAAAGCAATGCAGTATATAAGAAAGTCAAATAAATGAACAACAATCTTGAGCCACTACAGAAGCCAACACGCTCTAGGCGAAAGACAACATACAAGGGTGCAGCAGTAAAAGTTACATCAGGTATACTTCCACGAACAGATAAACAAAAAGAGTTAATAGATGCCATAAAAAGAAACCAACAAGTCCTGATACTAGGTCCTGCTGGTACTGGTAAAACTTATGTAACAGCTACTTGTGCTGCAGATTTGTACATTACTAAAGATATAGATAAGA